ATTAATATTTGGCCTCAGATCGTATTGTCAGCGATGTTTATACTGGGCTACTTTACTATTGTTTACTTATTGTTTTCAGGGGGCGTAGATATAAAAGACTCAATTCGAGACGTTTCCAATGTTCTGCTCGGTGTAATGACAGCAGCAATACCACAAATATTAAACTTCTGGTTTGGTTCAAGTCTTGGATCGAAAGAGAAAACCGCAGTAAGCAAATAGGAGAAACTTATGGCTACACTAACAAAACCTAAGAAAAAACCTAGAAAGTCTAAATCTAAACCTAAATGATAGCCAAAAAGAATGAACAATTGGCCTTAGCGGTAACTTTCGTTATATTTTTACAGACGCTAACAGCAGTAAATGACTATCTGCAGGTTATATACCACAACTGGTATATGATTATTTGCTCGCTTTTCTCACTATTATTTGCACTTGTGGCACGTAAATCATTATATCTATCTAAATACGCTTATTTGTTGTACTCAGTCGTATACTTAGTTTTTGCGTTTGAGGACACATTGTATGGGCAAAACGTTATACTTAGTTATGGAATTTTTGATTCTCATTATCTTGAGATAGTGTATGGATGTTTGTTCATGTTAGTGATTTTGGTGATTTATGATAGAATGGATAGCATCAAATGCGGAGCTGATGGCGCTATGTCTTAGTTTCTCTTTATTATTCATTTCTATTGGTAGGTTTTTGCATGAATCATCTCACAAAAGAAGAGTTCGCTCAGGAAAGAGAAAGGCTTCACAAAAAGATTGATGACAAACATCAAACCGTACTAAACAAGATAGAAACTAAGGTAACAGAGCCTATAAACGGCTTAATTGTTAAGATAGGCATCATGCTGGAGCGGTATGACCACCAAGAAAAAACAAATTTAAGATTAAGTAAGGATATAGAGTCTTTAAAAGAAAGTAGGCATACAGAATCAATTCGCCTAGCCCGGGTTGAGGAAAATCAAAAAAACACAAAAAACCTATGGGATAAATTGGTTATTCCCTTGGTTCTCCTTATTATTACAGCATTATCAGCTTTGAATTACTGGAAATAGCATGGGCTATGGGGAATGGAATGATATATTATTACAAGCTTGGTGACTTACTTTTTAAAATATACAGCTTAGACGGACAGTATTTTTGTTTGGTTACATCCGGTGCTCGCAGAATAGCGGATGCTACATCGGATAAACCTAGCGATCCTATAAAGCTTTTAAAGGGTTGTGTGGAGTCGCAAGGTATAGAATTTGATGAAAGTTTGGTGATTGCAGCGTGACAGTTACTTTAGCCCGTGTTTATCACTATGACACCATAACGGGGACTACAATAGCCCCCACGCTCAACAGTGCAAGCACACCGTCCGGACTTAATGTCACGGTTTTTGATTCTAAGGGGTTTTCAGGAATACTCGGTGCGGGGCTTTATGGGTGCCGTCAATTATTCCCCTCGGCAATAGATTTCACTGGCTACCCTTTTGTTTATTTTAAAGGCTTTACTACTTCTTTCGCGTTTCCTTCGTCAAGAGTGACAAGTTATCTCACGGGAGGAATATCCGTCTTATTTGAAGATGGCTCAGGAAATTATTCTGGTTATAGAATTTACGGCGCGGGTATTACTGATTATGACGCTGGAGATGGCACAAGTTATTTTACTTCTTTTACATCATCGGCTGTTTTCATATTAGATCGTACTGCCACGCCTGCCATTTCAAGCGGTACGCTAGATTGGTCTGATATTGTAGCTTATGAAACCCACGCCGACGCGAATTCCACTACTGGCAATTTAGGGTTTAATCATTTTGCGGGTTATGGTCCCGCTGTTTGTACGGGTACAGGGAATGTGCTGTCGGACTTCTCTACTGCTTATGCCTTGAATAATTTTGGTGGTGATGGCACGGGTTCCGATGTAATGTTCCTTAAGCAGATAAATCGGTTTAGTGGATCAACGCAAACACAATTTTCGCTAATGATTGGTTTTGATGTTGGTGATGGCTCAACCACGACCACTTTAGTCGATAGTGGTGTTTACATTGCATTCCTGAACCCACAAACCGATCAGTCAGCAAGCGTTTTAACCACTGGGTACCTTCTTAATGCACCCGAAATAAGATATATAACAGTTAAGGCTGCAGCAACCCTAACATTGGATGATGGTAGTATTGCATCTAGTAGTTTATGGGGGATAAAAAACGAGGGCACATTAAACCTGACGGATTTTGCTCTCATCCGAGCATCCGAATTAGATTTTACTGGCGCATCCACAATATCGGGCGGCTTTGCTGATGACTGTCGGGATGTTAAGGTAGACGGTACAAGTGATATAACTAATTTCACTATAAAAAACGCTAGCTTGAGCACTGATGATGGTTTGGTAATAACTTCTGCAGCGGGTGATTATAGTGGTTTGACAGTTAACTTCGATAATAACTTAGGTAAAGATATTACATTAGGGGCTGGAGGTGCTGGGATATATGATTTAACAGGAATCACGGTATCCACAGGCTATACATTAAAGATACACAACAATAGCTCTAACGCTATAACGGTGCAAATACCAAATGTAAGTTATACCACTTCTGGGGTAGGAACTGTTACTGTTGAAGTACCAGCGATTACATATACATTAGCATTGCCAAATATCACGAATGGTTCAAAATTTCAAATATATAACGTCACTACTGATACAGAGCTTACTATAGGAACCGCATCCGGTGGAATATCAGAAGTTTATACAGAAGGGGTTGATTATACCGCCGGAGATACGGGTAGATACCGAATCGCTTATGCTAGCGGTTTAACAGCAAAAAAAGAAGTTTCTGGTACATTCACCTTCCCTGCAGCAACATCAGCAAACTCAATCCCAGTAACTCAAGTGGATCAGGAAGTATACGCGCTTTACGGAAAGGACGGGTCAGCAATAACAGGCATATCATGGGATAGTGTGGGCGTGCAGTTTGATTTTAATGACGCTGATGACAGTTTAGATGGTGGCGACATTGGCGCATGGTATTACTATTTCATTACCACTGATGTAGGTATAGATGAGGTTTTTGGCTCTTTTGATTGGTCACAAGTTAATCGATTAAGAAATATTGCAAGCGTTACACCTATTACTTTTGATAACGTGGCGGTTAATCCACTTCAAATAAATAATGCATGGATAGATAGGGATGACAACGCAAGCATTATTGCTTCATCATCAAATAGTATTCAAATTAACCCTCCCGCTGTTTTCGTTGCTGGTGGATCACAGATAGCCGATGATATTCTTGCCAGAAACCATGAGGGCGGTCGTGATGGTGGTCGTACAGTATCGCAATGTTTAATGCCAAACCGTAATAGGGTTGTAGTTGATGATGTGGCGGGAACGATAACCTACTACAAGGGAGACGATGTTACTGTTGAATGGGTATCTAATGTAGGATTAGGAGACAGAGCCGCTATAAACTCGGTTGATCCCCAGTGATAGGCACGATACTAGGCCGTTTATTTTTTGGCGCAGGAAGATTTACAGAGCCGAGAAAGTACAATATACACTTTCAACAAAAGCAAGATGTCAATATAGATAGAGTTAGTTCGATCAATATTTTATCAAAAGTGACAAATATCGTCACAAGTAGGGATAATCATTTATCTGTCAGTGAAAGGCAATCAATAAAACTACCTAAAAATATTGAAATGAGAGCAGAGGAAGGTCAAAGCTTAAATATTAAGTGTAAAAATGATATAATTGCCACCACTAAGCAGTCAATAGCTATTGACAATCAGTCATTAGAGCTATCAAATAGAAACGATACTGTAGAGGTCAAAGAATGAGTCGATCGGTCGTATGGAAAGAAGGTCTAACAATGGAGCCTTTAGATTTTCAAGATGTAGCAGAGTACGCCATTAATCTTGACGACTTTCTTGGTGATGCTGCTATTACCGGAGCGAGTTCTATAGGTACAGATATTACTATTGATTCTACGAACTACAGCGGTCAAGTAATTACTATTACAGTAAGTGCTGGCGTATTAAAATCAGTAGCTAACGTAAGATTTCAAGTAACAACAGCAACAGAGACACATAATAGGTCATTTAATATACCTATAAAATCTTTGTAGTATATAATCGTTTAACGTGTTACTTGTGGTAACACACTTAGTTTCTAGAGGGGACTATGAAATTAACGGTAAAGCAAGAAAAATTTGCTTTGAAGTATGCGGAGTGTGGTGACGCAAGCAAAGCTTATCGCCATGCTTACGATGCCGAAAATATGAAGCCTAGCACTATTAATGAAAAAGCTTGCTTAACGCTTAAGGTGGGCAAGGTTAGGGCAAGAGTTGATGAATTGAAGTCAATCTCTAAGTCTGTGGCAGAAGAGAAGTTTACTATTTCTGTAAAGCAGCGCTTAGAGTGGGCAAAGCAAATAGTTGAGGCTGGTCTTTCTACATACGAAGATCAGTCAGGAAGTAAATACCACAATTTATCAGCCGCTAATCAAGCCATAGCAACACTTAATACAATGTTAGGTGTAGATGAAGAGAGCGGAAAAGTTAAACCTGCTAAAGTATTCATAGGCGTTAAAGATGCCTCTAGACCTTAATTATCCACAGAACGACTTCTATCACATGAATAAGCCTTTTCGGGCTTTCGTTGGTGGCTATCGTAGTGGTAAGACATTCCTCGGTTGTGTTAGATTGTGTGTACTTGCTATTGAGCATCCATCCATTAAGTTGGGATATTTCGCCCCAACCTACCCACAAATACGCGATATTTTCTATGAAACAATAACCGATGTTGCCGAATTAATGGGAATGACGGTAGATATAAAGCATTCAAACAAAGAGGTTTATCTTTATTATTATGGTGATCTACATTCAATAGTTAAGTGTCGATCTATGGAGAGGCCGCAAACAATAGTCGGTTTTGATCTTAATCATGCGCTGATTGATGAGATTGATTGCATGAATAAGGATAAAGCAGATCAGGCATGGAAAAAGATCATCGCTCGTTTATCATCTAGCGGATTCGACGAGACGAGGCTAATTGATGAGATGGGTGCAGAATTAGTAATAGAGGCGCTTAATGATAATACGGTTGATTTTACAACCACGCCAGAAGGGTTTAACTGGATTTATGATTTTTTTGTAAAGCAGCTACAGGATTCACCAGAATTAGAAGAATATTACGGGATTGTTCATGCGTCAACAAAGCAGAACGCCGCTAACCTACCCGCTGATTACATTGATAAGTTATACGCTACTTATCCCGCTAACTTAGTCGACGCTTATATTGACGGGCTGTTTGTTAATCTTGCTGGGGGGACTGTTTATCGTTTATTTGATAGACACAAAAACCATTCAGACATAACTGACAACGGACAAGAAACGCTTTATATCGGCATGGATTTTAACGTGGGCAAGATGAGTGCGGTTGTTCATGTTGAGCGTGGTGGCAATCCTATAGCTGTAGATGAGATATTTGGAATGCTAGACACTCAAGATATGGTGTTTGAGATAGATAGGCGATACCCTAAGCGAACAATTAAAGTCTATCCAGATAGTTCAGGAAAAAACAGAAAGACCTCGGATGCACTCAAGACAGATATATCTATTCTGCATAGTGCGGGATATTCACTTTATTACGATTCAGTAAATCCTAGAGTAAGGGATAGAATCAACGCAGCTAACGCTATGTTTTGCAACGGTAAGGATGAAAGGCGCTATCTCGTTAATACGAACAAATGCCCACGGTACACGGATGATTTAGAGCAACAGGTTTACAACAAGCAAGGCGAGCCAGATAAGCAGCACGACCACGACCACATGACCGATGCGGGAACGTACTATATAGCGTATAATTACCCAATTATTAAACCTGTAACAAACTTAAAAGTGACGTTTGCGAGATAAATTATGCCAGTTTCAGACCAGCACGAAGCGTACCAAGAAAACCTACCTATTTGGGAGCTTGGACGTGATAGCGTAAAAGGCGCACCCGCGATTAAGAAAAAGCAGACAAAATACTTGCCTATGCCTAATTCTCTGGATCAGTCTACAGAGAATAAGCAGCGATATAACGATTACCTGCAAAGAGCCTGTTATGTTAATTTTACAGGTCAGACTAAGGAGGGTTTAATCGGTATGGCTTTCTTAAAAGAGCCAGTAATTGAGATTAAAGAGCCTTTAACGTATCTAGAAGAGTCAACTGATGGCGGCGCGTTATCATTAACCCAATTCACACGTAAAATGCTATCCGACACTTTAGAAGTTGGCAGATCGGGAATACTTGTAGATTATCCTAGCATTCCCGATGGTCTTACTAAGATTGAAACCGATGGTATTAATGCTAATATCTTACGATACAAAGCGGAGAATATTATTAACTGGAGAACCGAGAAGGTTAACGGTGATAGCGTATTAAGCCTCGTTGTATTGAGTGAGCAAGTAGAAAAGCCTAGCGATGATGGGTTTTCAACAGAAGATGTCACTTATTACCGCGTACTGAAACTAGAAGATAATGTTTATTCTCAGCTAGTCTATAACGATGATGAAGACCTAATATCTGTTATTGAGCCAACAAAATCGGACGGTTCACGCTGGAATAATATTCCTTTTACTTTCGTAGGTTCTGAGAACAACAATGAAGACGTAGATAAGCCTGTATTAGTGGATATTGCAGAGGCTAACATTGCCCACTATAGAAACTCTGCTGATTATGAAGAGTCTAGCTACATGGTGGGACAGCCTACGCCGTGGGTATCGGGTCTAACTCAGGCATGGGTTGATAGTAATTTCGATGGTGTCGTTAGTCTCGGTTCTCGTGCGTTCCTAACTTTGCCTGAAAATGGTAGTGCTGGACTAATGCAGGCAGACCCGAACTCAATGCCGATGGAAGGTATGCGCCAGAAAGAAGATCAAATGGTCAAGATTGGCGCTAGAATCATCGCGGATAACTCAGGCACAGAAACCGCCGAGGCTGCAAAGATACGCTTTAGCGGTCAAAACTCTAAGCTAGCCGCTGTTATAGGCAACATTGAGGACGCGATTAAGAAAGCGTTTGTATGGGCTGGTGAGTTCATGGGTGGTGATGGCGAGATAGAATTTACACTAAACAGACAGTTTTATGACTCAACTATTGACCCTCAAAAGCTTATTGCTAGTATTCAAATGTTAGACCGTGGCGTTATCGGAATGACCGATTTTAGGGATATGCTACGCAAGGCTGCAGACATTACGCGTACCGATGAAGAAATAGAATTAGAGGCGACAAACGTTAATCCGCTTATATGAGCTACCTTTTAGATGTATCAGTAAGACATGCCGTATTCATACAACGATATGCGGCAGGTCGTGCGAGAGAGGCTAAAGAGGCCGTCTTTGACTTGCGTGATGACTTAGTAGGGATTATAGCTAAGAATGGCGCAGCGATAGAGGGTGGCAACACTGACGCTATTGATAAAAGAGTTATAGAATTCAATGAAGAGTTTGCGGATAAGATCAACGCTGATGCGTCCGAGCTTTCCGCCTCTGAGAATAAATTCAATAACAATATGCTGATTGCCGCTACTGTTGGCGCTAGGGTTCTAAAGCCCACTAACAAGAAAGTCTTAGATAATGCTTATTCTAAAGGAATGTCTGTAAGTGGTATTAATAAAATCACTATTCCCAATGCTATTGATGAATTCCTAACTAAGAACAAGCAAGCTATTGATTTGGTAGTCTCTGATTCCGTTGTTGCTTCACAATCTGTTTCTGATAATGTGTCCGACCTACTAACCCATAGGCAGCCTGCTAAGGCTCAGTCACTTACTAAGACAATCGCCAATTCTATATCGGGATCGTCTAGAGAGACTTCATTCTTGGAAAATAAAGACTTTATAGAGGGTGTTGAGTGGATTTCCGTTCTTGACTCACACACTACACTTATCTGCTCAGGCAGGGATGGCAAAGTTTACCCTGTAGGGAGTTCGCCCGTTCCTCCCGCGCATTGGGGGTGTAGGTCAACAATCATTCCATCGCTAATATCTGGCGTTGAATCAGATAGACGGTCGAAGGAAGCTAGGCCAGATCAAAGCTATGGGGTGTGGTTAAGAAAGCAACCAAAATCATTTCAAGATGAATATTTTAGTAAGTTTCCTGATGGCGATAAGAAGGCTCGATTGTTTCGCCTTGGCAAGCTACCGATAGATAAGTTTAGGGATGATTTGGGTGCAGAATACACGCTTAAGGAACTGCAGGCATTAAACCCTATGGCCTTTGAGCGTGCTAATTTGGAGTAACTGACGTTTAGTTGTATAATTGAACTGTTGTAGTCATAATGTGACCATAATTGTCATTAATCTTGTGGATAAGCCCAGTGGGCTAGGATGATAAAATGAGTGAAGAAATTGTAGAGGAAAGT